TGGGGCTTTTCTCTATCTGCCTTTTGGTGTTCATGCCTGAGACAGATAGCCTCAAGCACCCGCTGCAATCCTACTTAACTCTGCCGTTACAGCAAACCGTTTTCGCCCGATATGGGAATTCCCATATCGGAATGAATTCAGTTCACCTGGCGAGGCTTAGCGTACAATTTTTTCCGTTTTGTGAGCTGCCCCTACATGCCGCTGGCGCGGCATCCGGAAAAAGAATCCACGTCCTGAAGAACGAGGATGTCAAGTGCCTTTCCTGGTCCAGCCATATTTTTTGAATGCAGGCGCCGCTTCATCGGTTTGTAGCCATTCTGCAAATCGACGGGTTTCATCATTTGCATCCTGACGTACTGTAATGTTCATATCACGCCATATCACGTAGTCTGGCGCTATTTCCACGACATCACCAATTTCTGGATTACTGGCTGCCCAGTCAGCCCAGGTTATCCAGACATCTGCTCCAGGCTGATTCTCAAGAGCCTTACGTGCAGTTCCGCTATTGGGCGCATATAAAATAATATTTTTTCGGATTGCGGCGACAGTTTCTATATTCCCTTTACGTCCAGCAATATCTTCCCAGACGCCAGTGCCTGATGTATTACTGGTACCACCACCATCATTAACAATTACGCCAATCCCAGGTCTGGTCAGGTCGTCAATACTCCGGATATTTTTAGGATTACCTTTCTTTACCAGTAAAATACTTTTTCGCAGATAAAGAGGCTGAATATCTTTTTCACTGAAGCTGTCTTTATGGTCCCGAATGATAGCCAGAGCAGATTGTTCTGATGCGCCAAACAAGATATCTGCATTTTTTTTGGCATCTTCATTCCATTTGTTCTGTGGGCCGTAATGAACGTTCACTATAATACCTGTTTTTTCGGCATAAAGTTTGGCTGCATCAAGCAAGGCTGTATGCGGGCCACCAGGACCATACAGATTGATATCAGCATAAGCAGCAGAAGACAGGAATATTAAAAAACCTGCCATTATGTTCCTCATAAAAAACTCCTTTTATTGGTTATCATGAAATAAAGTTATAAACACTACAAATAATATATATTACATCCAGATAAACTTATCCGACTTTACCTCGTGCATAGCTTGTTATTTAAAGTCAACAAAATAAGGAAAATTATACGCATATTGAAGAGTATAAACCTTACATGTTGATTACATTTTTGTAATCAACATCCTGTTTGGAATAGCCAGCCTTTAATGGATAACTATTTCTGACAATGCAATGAGTATAATCAAGTCCATCTTCCACTGAGAATTTGAGGCGGCATGCTTTTTCCGGCTCTTGCCGGATATCCGTAATTGTCCATAATCTGCAGATTTATACCTTCTGCATGACCTGTCAGCGAAAATTTGTCCGGTGTTTCTACGGGAATGACATCAAAAGTTACACGCACTCGCGTTACCGTGTAGACCTACTTTCCTGCACTTGCAAGATCACAGTGGTGTAACCGTAACAGGAATTTATTCTCTGGACCGGCAGTAAATCCCTGAGTGGCGTGGTTCCCATATCAATTTCCCGCCAGGCAGCCTCCATTGCCAGCGTACAGGCTGGAGCCATGACCTGCCCTTTAAATCTGGCCCGACCATCCCACCGGACGTGTTCTTCTCCCCTGAACTTAGGTACAGTCATCTCCAGTGGCACAAAAGTGTCAGCGCCATAATTTTTGACCGTTATCGCGCTACGGATATTTTGTTGACTGGTGAAAATCACCCCGCAGAATCAGGCTTGTTCCCTTAACCCGGGCTTTCATCCTGACCGCCGCCTCACTACGACCAATCAGACTGCCGATGCATTTTACCTTCATTGTTAGTATCATAATTTCAGGCCTGCACCATCCGCTCATTGCCCGGACTTCCGACAAATCCCGGCAACCATATCCCGGTGCTTGTTCAGCTCCCGCAGCGCGGCGCAGACTCGCTCCCACTTCTGGACATGACTTTTCGCCCGGCGCAGTTCGCGGTTTGCCATATGCAGCGATGGTAAAATCAGGCCATTCGCTCGCGTTTCAGTAAACGATGGCAACGATTGCACAATATCAGCCACAGTTTCTGTTTTAATATCTTCCTGTGTTGCAGCTTCCTGTGCTGGTAAATTACCGCCCGGCATGCAGTAACGAAATTTACCGTTCTGATTAACGCGAATCAGACAACCTTTGCTGATTGCCATTGCCAGTGATGAGTTCACCCTGCGGGAAGTAATTCTGAACATCAATGCAAGTTCATCAGCAGCTTTAGGACCATGCCGTTCTATCGCCTCAATCAGCATCTGCGCTGTCACTTTCGGTGCCTGTGTCACAGTGTCATTTTCGTCGCTTTTTTCATTTGTCAGCCACCACATCGAGCCTTTGTTATCTGCCCACCCCCGACGCTTCAGCTTCCACAGTTCGTTAATCGCTTCATCGCGCGTCATTCCCAGACGTGCTGTAACTTCCTGTGATGAGGCTTTTCCCATCGCTTTCAGTGCGTCAAAAACAGTCTCCATAAATTTCCTCCCGGTAAAAATTACTTCTCAAATCAGACAAACCCAGCCGCTTTCCGGCGTTCATACTCCTGTTTCAGCAACTCAATTGGTGTTGGCCCCGACGGGCGTTTTGGTGCTGCCAGTTGCCGCCGTACGGGCGGAACGCTGAGGCCGTTACCAACATGCTTTGCCCATTTTGTAAGCTGCCGTTCCGCAAGTCGTTTTAACTCCCCCTCGGTCATCTGCCGCTCAATCCCCTTTGAACGCATCTCGAGGCAAATGTGATACAGCACAGGCTGAGACCACGGGTATTTATCGCTCCCGTCGTATCGCCAGGACTCGTTGCGCCAGCGGCGGTACTCCTCCATCACGTTATCCACCGTCAGACCAAATGGATTTGCCCCACTCTCCGAAATCAGCGCAACAAACTCAGCCAGGTCCGGAGGCCATGTTTCACCCGCCCGGCAGCGGTCCATGCACTGGCGGCAGACCTGTCGGATTTGCTGCTCAGTCATCGCACCAATCTGTGCAATCCAGAGCTTCGAAGGTGCGGCCCCGTTCTTCTGGGTCCAGCGGTTCGAATAAACCTCCCCCATGAGTTCCCACAGCTTCCACGCCGTTTCCGTCGAGGATAAATCCGTTTTCACGTTCCCACTGCTCACGTGCTGCCCGAATTTCCTGAACTGCCCGTGATGCGGTGTCACCTGGTGCTGCTGCATGGTTTACCCCCTTGCTGACTGGTTTAACCTGCGCCCTGACGTGATTTACGTGACGGGCGAATTTCTGCTCCCACTGAACCTGCGTGAACACTTTGCCCTCATCGCTCCAGTAATCCCGGAATGCGGCAAGTTCAGCAGGTGTAAATTCCGGCTCCGGCAGAGCCACTCCCCACAGAGCCGCCCGTCGTCGAAAATCCCGTGACGGATGCCAGCTATCGGTCATCGGAAATTTTCCGATGGGTTCGCTCAGGCCATCCAGGAATACGGGTGGCACTGCCTGTAACGACAAAACTTCCTGCTCACTGGTCGGAGCACTCTCGCGTGCGTTATGTGTGGGGTTTAGATCTTTGGGTTCCTTTGGGTTCCGTGATCCGTTTTTGGGTGTCTTTGATGGAAAATTTGGGTGTCTTTGGTTATTTTCCATGCAGCTAAGAGTTCCGTTTTTGGGTCTGTTTTGTGCTGAAACATAACCATTTTCGGTACTGTTTTTATTAACAGTACCAATTTTACCCACCTTTAAAGACTCCCGTTTTTGGGTGTATTCAGGCTCGGCAACACTTTCTTCTACACCGATAAGTCGGTACACTACGATTTGCTTTGTTCGGCCTTTTCTCTCACCGGTATCAACAATTAACCCAATCTCCATCAGGTGTCGTAAGCTGTCCTGCACAGTCTTTTTGTTCAGTTCCGTTACTTCTGCCAGGGCAGATACAGACGGGTATGCACACAAATCGGCACCGCACATATCAGCAAGCCAGGTCAATACTGACTTACTGGATGAACTGCCGGTTTTCACCTTTTTAGCCCATCGTAGTGCATCGATACTCATACGAACCCCTGGCAGACATTTGTTTATCTGCAAAGTAATATTGATATTGCTGACGATACGCATGCTTGAAAGCAATAGCTTTTTCTATAAGCTCGTCAGTCTCACGTTCCACAACAGCTGGATCCGCAAAAAGCAGCCCGGACTCCACCACATCGCCATATTCTTTGTTTAATCCGGCGATCATGTACGTAATGCTTTTTCCATCACTGATCTCACGATACAACCTGAAATCACTAATTCGGATAGCCTCCATAATTGCCGGAATCAGCGCCGTGAATTTTTTCCGCTTATCCCTGGTGTCGATAGCTTTCCAGCGTTCGAATATCTTCACCCGGTTAACGCCCAGCGCCCGTTGATCAACCTCGCCATCATTAAACGTGACGCGTTGAACATCGATGTTCGGGCGTTCTTTCAGAGCCCAGAATGCTTCCGTGATTAATATCGTCGCCTGCTCCTGTGTCATTCCTGGTCGACATATCCAGGCATCCAGAGCCTCACGAGCCTGTTCAGGAGTGATTTTCATTGTTCAACCGCCCCGCCCGCTTCGTCTTACGATATTCATCATAAACTTTGGGATCATACTGAAGCTCCCCGCCAGATGCCTCCTGTAGACGCATCGCGCGACCTTCGGGAACTAAATCCCCTTTCCAGCTATAAAGCGAAGCCAAACGAATACCTGCTGCTTGTGCAAGTTTTGTTTTTGAACCGAAATACAAAAGAGCGTCAGTTTTAAGCATTTAAAACACCTTTATTGTTAGTCATAACTAACAAGATAGATGTTAACAAAAACATAGTCAATACGATTTAGCATTAGCTAACTATGGAAACAAAAAATTTAACTATCGGCGAACGCATCAGGTATCGTCGGAAAAACCTCAAACACACCCAAAGGTCTCTTGCTAAAGCCCTGAAAATCTCCCATGTGTCTGTATCACAATGGGAACGGGGTGATAGTGAACCTACAGGGAAGAACCTTTTTGCCCTCAGCAAAGTATTGCAATGCTCACCAACATGGATTCTATTTGGCGATGAAGACAAGCAACCAACACCACCTGTTGAGAAGCCAGTTGCCTTATCCCCCAAAGAACTAGAGCTCCTTGAGCTGTTTAATGCACTGCCAGAATCAGAACAGGATACCCAGCTCGCCGAAATGCGAGCTCGAGTAAAAAACTTCAATAAACTCTTTGAAGAATTACTAAAAGCCCGTCAGCGGACAAATAAAAGATAACATCATCAATGAGTTATCTTTTACCACATCAATTATGTTAGCTATAGCATACAAAATCACTTGACCGATATGTTAGTCATGGCTAATCTTGTTTGCATCAACACACCGCACGGTGTTCTCAGCAAACAGTTCCGCTACCCCAGCGTTAAGGGGAAATGAGGTCAGCATGGATACTATCGATCTTGGCAACAACGAA